ATCCCGTGACCGGCTCCTCTCCCTCGTCATCGCAGTCCGGGTGGTGTTCCCCTCCCCAGCCCATCTCTACCGCCAGGTATGCCACCTGGAGCAACTCCGGTGCTACCGCTATCAGCCGTGCGTTGGCATCCATTGCCCCGCCGTGGATGATGGTGCCCATCAAATCCCCAGCGGCCCGTATCTCCACGCCGTCATCGTCATATTCGACTGTCCACGGTCCCGGTGTATGTTCTGCCATTTCATTCCCTCCTAGATTTAATCGCCGGCACTACCGGACCAGGGCCAGTATCGTCACTGCGCCAAGCAAGAGGCCGATGCCTAGCGAGAGGCCGGTCATCCACATGGCCTCTCCGGTGGTGTATCGCTCCCGGCGTCCCGTGAGCCCTGCCAGTTCCAAAAGTCTGCCCATCATCACTTCCCCTCCTGTTTTTGGGCTTGCCGTACCACGTCCAGCTTCCGCGCCATGTCGAGGATGCCTTGCCGTGCATCCTCACGGCTCTGGGGAGTCTCTCCCCGTTCCATGACCAGCATATAGATATGGGCGCAATATTCCCAACTGGGTTCCATGTCGATTGTGATTGGTTCTGCCATATCTCTCCCCCTTAATTTCAGCGTTCAACCGCTGTCAGGATGGGCCGTCACACTCAGCCCATCCATGAGAGTGGTCGAGGCTAGTCTATGCGTGACTCTACCCGTAGCCCCTCGTACCCGGCGGCGGTCATGGACGCTACGAATGCGGCCCCTCCGGCCCGTGCGGCACTGAGGGCGCCATTGCCGGTCCCGCCGGTCACGCTATCGGCACCGTAGCCGCCCAGGTGCCAACTCCCGTTGTATCCTGAGTGATTGAGGGAGTAGGCTCCCAAGTGCCAGCTACCGTCACCGTCCGCTACGCCGTGGCTCTTGAATTCGGTCAGGAAACGCTTACCCGGTGCGCCGTTGTTGCGCCGGTTGTCGATGTTGACCCATACCCAGCCGCAAACGTCCGACATGGTGCCGACCACCCGGGTGGGCTTGTCGGGGTCGTGGAACATATCGCCGGGGTCGTTCTCAACAACGGCGTATGCCGGGGTAGTGTAATGTTCCGCCACATATGCCCCGTAAGCCTCTGAGGCGGCGATTGCGGCGGTTTCCAGTGCGGAGGTGACGTTGGGGCCGTCCGCCTTGTCATGGCACCCTACGCCGTAGATGCGGCCCCGCCCGTAGTACCGGGCATCGGCCCCTTCGGGTATGTCCGCGCCACAATCGGCGCAATTGCCGGGGTACTTGGTTGTGATGATTCGTGGCATGTCTCTCCCTCCTGATTTATTTGCCGGTTAATGCCGGGTGATAACTACGCCGCCGGGGGCAAGTCACGTATCCAGCATAGGCCGTCGATAAAGTCTTCCTTGATACCGCCCCATAGTACTGCCAAGTCGAAGGTACATCGGGTTGCGTCCAAGTACTTGGGGGCGTCGCAATCCTCTTCCAAGTACGTTAGGCCACTATGCCCGTCGATGTAGCTGTACCGGCTGGGAGTCACTCCCGCCGCCGCCACGTCTACCGTGGGTACTTCCAACCAACCATGTGCGGAGTCGCTGATAAAACGTAGTGTAGTCATGTTCACTCCCTCCAATTTATTCCCCGAATTCCTTGCAGCGTGTAGCGTTGATACCGTGGGCGTGTTTGCCCCAATGCTTGGGTATGCAGCGGGTATGTATGGGCGCATCATCCATGAATGTCCGTGGGTTGAATACTACCTCGAACCGTTCAAGTCCTAGATTCTTTCCGCAGCACCGGCACGTTGTCCGGTTGGCCCATTCCGTGACGTTGTCGATCGTGTCTTGTGATATGTAGTCTAGTATCGCCATGATTCACCTTCCCTCTTTTATTTATTCCAGCCTAATGGATGATTATGGTTACGTTTTTGGCATTCCTTGACGTACCGGCACATAGTAGACACGTTGAACACTTGACACGTTGTCCAGCCTCTTTGCTAGCCGGACATACTACTTCATTATCGAACACGTTATACGTACCACTTGCACCGCTAGCCATACGGGCGCGGAATGTGCGCCATCCGGCTTGTGTAGCTGCTATGTACTCTTGTGGCGTGTCTACTGATGCCATGACTATCGTCTTGAATCGAGGATCACAGGTGCGCCACTGGTGGGTGTATCCGGTCCACTTTGCGCCCATGTGTTCGCGTACCACGTCGTAAGGCATTGCAGCTGGATCGCCCCATGCGCCCAGTCTATCGGGATTGTCTTTGTGTGCCGGTTCTACGGGATACGATGCGCCCCAGGTGCCATTTATCCAACCATGGTTTAGGTAGCAGTGACCACCGTTTGCGGGGCGCGCTGGACAATCGCCACAAACCGCCGCATCGTCTCCGTTAGCTATAGCATCGGTCGGCTTTGAATTCACTGGCATAATCCACCATTGGAGCATTGCGCCCGTTTTCCGATTGTCGGAGTCGCGTGTTGTGCCAGTCTTGATAACCTTGATAGGTTCACCATTTATCATGCTAGGGCCACTGTAGACTACGTATCCGTTCGCCATTATTTCGCCTCCGTTAATGCGTCAATTTGTGCCAGAATCTCTTGTACTTCGGCATCCGTGAGCCATCCCGTAACGTCGTGACATTGCGTGATGGGCGTGTCGTATGTAATCTTCCCATCCAGTAATACCGCTAATTCCCATAATCCAGATTCGCCACCGTATGAATACGGAGTCTTGACGACTGATGCCGAATACCGGGAATTCTCGAATCGGTATATATGCTGGATACCGTTATTTCTATGATTCGTTTGGGTGGGATTGTATGTTATGGTTGACATTATTTTCCTTCCTTTGATCTAACTGTATTAATTGTTGTTGTTGACTTAATATACAGGATAGATCATAGCCTGTCAAGCCCCAATTCGTGCGTGATCTGGGTGAATCTCACGCAATCCTAGGGTGTGGTAGAATGGTGGAGCCGCTACTCTCACGGCGGCATCACAAACTTCTCCAGCTGGCGGGATTAGGGATTGGACCACCTTGGTCCCGTTGGCACAATCTACACAGATTTTCATTAGACCACGTCCATTACAGTTACGTTGCGCGGTGGGGTGCCCACCCCGGCACGGCTTAGCGGGTTTTGAATAACCGTGGATGGGCACCCCCAATATTTTTCACAAAATGAAAGTCCTTTCTAAAGAATAAAATGCCACCACCGTATAAAGTCACGCGGATAGAGGAATGGGAAGAAGTCGAAGACGCGGCTCTGGCATCCAAGCGTTGCATCCAGCCCCAAAGGGATATGGCCGAGCCTGGGACCAATTGGAAGAAGGCTCAGGAGACGTGGGAAGCGCTCGGCGAAAGGGTCATCTACTTTGCTATCTGTGAGGCCAACTATCCGCAGACGTTGTTGGGGTACGTGAGGCTGTTCAATACGACGCCGGAAGTGTCGGCCAATCCTACGTGGATAGTGGACTATATGTGGCCCATATCGGCGGAGGTGATCGTGATGGTGGCGGAAACGCTGAAAGGGACCGTGATGACCAAATCCTACTTCAACAATGATTTGCTCACGAGAAGGTGGCCACGGGTGGCGCTCAGTTTGAACGTACCGGAGGCTCCCTACCGGGTCCAGACTGAATCGTTGGCAGATTGGTTGGTGGTGGTGCCATGAGAGTTTGGTGGCATGAAAAGTTCGGGCACCCGTGGCGGAAAGGCCATGCTCCCAAGACCATGAATTGTTCCTGCGGTGGTTGGGCGTTCGTCCACGCTGCCGGCATGTACCAGGCCGATATTCCAGGCAGGCGCATCAAGCTGATGGAGAGGTTATGACACCCGAGGAATACTGCGTTCAGAACGGCCACAATATCATGTGGATAGCCGATACCGACGACGACAGCCCCGAGCTTTCACCGGGTATCTACCGATGCCTGTGGTGCCAGGAAGAAGTGGAATATGTTCTCCTACCTGAATGACATAGGCTACGGCGCCAGTAGAGAGGTCGATGATTTCCTGGATATGGAATTCATCACCACCTGCTGGGTGTGCAACACCGCGATGGGTCCGGGCATGAGGTACATAATGATACTTCGGACCCAGGCCGAGCAGGCCGCTCGTCAGGCTGGTCCGGCCCTGCACATGGGACACCATGTACTCTTGGTGGATTTGATCGAGCCGGAACATATGGACGGCTGGGTATGAGTAAAACATGGGCTGCCAGTTCGCACGAGATTACCAAATGACCTGCCCCATCTGCGGTGTAGCCGTGTTCGTTAAATCTTGCCTATTTTTTCTTAACTACCCTACCCCGTTGTTTTGCGACCTTTGTGACCGCCTTTCGAACTTGCTTCATCGACACGGTCCCGGATTTCTTTGTTGGGGACGGTCGGGTGCGCTTTGCTGGCATGGCTGATTGTCCTTGTTATTTGATGATTGGTGGTATTCTACTATAACGGTAATAAGCGATGAAATCGCACCCTGAGTTTCGTCTCTTGTGGTCGTGCGGCACCGCATCTGAATCGGATACGAATATTGCTAACCGAAGACCTAATTGACCTAAATAATGGACCTAATTGACCTATTACTGGCCGGTATCAGTCATTATGATGAGTGATGAATTGAGTGTCAATTCTCACCAGAATGGCTTTGTTAGAGAGGTATCGTGACTACTACCCGGAACGAATGGCTGAGCCCTACGGAATTCTTAAACCTGCACAACCGGGATGGGAAGAAATTCGGACGGAATTTGCTCTACGACTGGTTGGCCCAAGGCATACTGCCGCATATTCGAATTGGCCGAAAAATTTTCATACCCGTCGACGCCTTCGAAAGGATGCTGGTGGATCCCGGGGTCTGATGCTTTCCGAAATCCGGTACAACGAGTTTTTCGATTCTGAGGCCGAATGACCTGTCTCATCTGCGGCGCAGCTATGGTAGATGTTCATTGCAAGCGGCTCTGCCCCGGCTGCGGGTATCGGGAGACTTGAAGTGACTGATAATCTTCAGGAAGAAGACAGAACAATGCTATTCCAGCAAGTTGGCCGTGCTATGGGTGAAGCGTTGGTGTTCGCCGAAGACACTAAACTTCTTTGGTTCTTTGGTGTGCTTGATACGTGGGCAAAAGATGTGACCATGGGCGCAGACTGTTGCGGCCACCGGTATGTTCGGTTTGGCTGGTTCAATAAACACCGGAGAAACAGGCATCGTTGACGACCAAATCTGACATCAAACCCCTGCGTGAGATAGTTGATGGGACGCTGCGTCTCAATCTTCACGCTGGCCAATCTAAGGCGTGGAAAAGCCTCAAGCGGTTCGTCATGGTTATTTGCGGGGCTCAGTGGGGGAAGACGAGTTGGGGTCCGCATTGGCTTGAGCGTGAGATTGAAGAAAAGGGGCCGGGCGACTACCTGGCCGTGACCGCTACCTTCCCATTGCTCAAGCTCAAGATGCAACCAGAATTCCTTTATGTGTTCGACACTCTGCTTCGGCTGGGAACCTGGCGGGAAGCTGATAAGGTCTTTGAGAGCTTCGACCGTTATCATGGTGGTCCGGCCTGGCGAGTCATATTCGCCTCTGCCACCAATCCTGAGTCCGCCGAGTCCGCCACGGCCAAGGCCGCTTGGTGCGACGAGTTGGGGCAACATCAGTTCCGAAGGGAAGCGTGGGAAGCGGTCCTGCGCCGGGTTAGCATCAACCAGGGCCGTATCCTTGGGACGACCACCCTATACGAGTTCGGATGGTTCAAGAATGAGGTCTATGACCGCTGGCAGAACGGAGACCCGGACATCGAGGTCATTCAGGGCGACAGCACGGACAATCCGGCTTTCCCCATGGAGGAATACGAAAGGGCCAGGAATACCATGCCCAGGTGGAAGTTCAACCTATTCTATAGGGGTATCTATGAACGGCCCGCCGGTCTCATCTACGACTCTTTCGACGACACTGTTTGTAAGGTCAAACGCTTCCAGCTTCCATCGTCTTGGCCTAGATATGTAGGGCACGACTTTGGCCCCAATAATACTGCCGCCATGTGGTACGCCCAAGACCCTGGCACCGGATTTCTTTACGCCTACCGTGAGTATCACGCTGGTGGACTGAGCGCCTTCGACCACGCTCAGGCATTTATCCGGCTCTCCCAGGGCGAGAATGTCATTCGCCGAGCGGGCGGGGCCAACCACGAGGATGGTTGGCGAGAGAGTTTCCTAGCCGCGGGCTGGCCCATAGTCAAGCCTCGGATGCGAGAGGTTGAAGCCGGAATCAACAGGGTGTATGGTTGGCATCAGCAGAATAAGTTGTTCGTCTTCGATGACCTGCCGATGTATCTGGATGAAAAGCTCAGTTACAGCCGTGAATTGGACGACAATTACCAGCCCACCGAGAAGATCGACAACAAGTCCCGGTTCCATCTGATGGACGCCGAAAGGTACATGCTCTCGGACTTTACTCCCGAGACGGCCAATCCGTCCCAGACTATTAAGGTGGTGAGGCATTGATGAGATTCTTGCGGGAGATATCCGACAGGGATGCAGGGATAGAGTTGCCTCTATATTTGGGATTTGCGTATCGATTGTCCCACCTGCGGGCGTCTGTTTATGCCCTAGTCCCCTTTAATTATTTGATCGGATGGTCCCATCGTTGGTATTATCGTTTGATTGGCGGTCCAAGAGATAGATATTCTAAGGCAATAGACTTGGAGGTATCCGAATCATTTCGCCGCGGATATAAACTTGGAGAAATGGACGGGCGGCAGAATCAAAAACTACACGACGAAGACGTACTACGCGAATTTCGTGAATTAGCGCGGGTGTCGATGAATGACTACACCTAAAGATATCATGGACAAGGTGGACGAGAAGGAGCGCAATACCAAGTCGATGCGTGAACGTATGGACCGGGATTTTGCCCTCTGGAATAACGAGCTTTTCACTGGAGCGGGCGAGGGCTACCAAGCCTATACCACCAACTCACCCAAGACTTTAGGACGGAAGGGAGTGAGCCTGCTTTCAGGCGCTGCGGTCACGTATCAAGTCTTCCAGGGCAACGACGATAGAAGCACCCGTGAGGCCGATAATGCCAAGGAAAGGTTCATTCTTGGTAATCTCAAAGCCAACGATGAACGGCTGACTCGTATAGGCCAACCACCGCTTCGCTCTCAGATATCCTGGCATCTCCCCATCCGTGGCTGGACGTGTGGCAGGGCGTTGCTGAACAAGCGTGGACGTAGAAGTTGGACTGATGCCACCCCTTGGGATCCAAGAGAGGTCATGTGGGAATTCGGCCATGACGGTCTACTTTGGGTCTGCCACAAGTACGTGTCTTCCGTCGCTGAGATTCGGGCCGAGTACGGCGGCGGCATCTTCAAGAAGATAAGCTTGGCCGATGGGAACGACAATCCTGACGCCCAAGAACTCATGGTGCGGTATGACTACTACGACACCGAGAAGAATATCGTTCTGATACCGGAAGCGCAGGATGAGGCGGTGAAGGACGAGGAACACGGCATGATAACCCGTGGTGACGTGCCTACCGTTCCTGCTTGGGTAGTTCCTTCGAGCCTTCAGCCATTCATCGTTCACCGGCGTCACGGGACAGACTCACTCCATACCCTTTTACAGGAGACCACGACTCAGGAAGGAATAAACGACGCCCTGGCCACCTACGGTGACAGCATATACGCTGACAACCGAAATCTCTATGATGACTTCAACTTTATGATGTCCATCAGAAAGGAACTTGCCGCTAGAAGCCGCAAGCCCGTCTTCGGTATCCGTAGCCGGGACGGCATCAAGTTGGTCGAGGGTGACCCATTCGTAGCTGGCAGCGAGATACCTTTGGCCGATGGCGAGGAACTTATCGTCTATGACTTCATCAAGTCCGCCCCTGACATAGATAACTTCCAGGCCATCTTGAACGCCGATATGGACCGGGGTGGGTTCTCTCCCATCACTTTTGGCGAT